ATATTACTCTCTGGGTGCGCCCAGTCAACTGTAAAAAGATACGCGCCTGGATATTTTTTCTTATCTTTTCCAAAAAACTTTCCAGATTGGCCGTCTAGGATATCAAAAGAAGTAACGCTAGGATAATAACTGAAGCAATTCCATAGCTCCAGCTCATCAAGTCGCATCCCAGGAACTTGATTAACTTCAAATCCTCTTTGAATGAAAGCAGAGATCGGTAACCGATAGAATACAGCACCGTTTTCCATAATTGCATGAAAGAGTATAGGGCGCCCTGTGATTGATGCCAGGCCAAATATAATGCAGTCTTCCACTTCTCCATGGTGCTCTTTAAGGTCATAGAGATATTCTCTCCTGATCTGCGAATAGAGCACAGGAATGTTTGCATTTAGATATGCCATGCATAAATTAGTTTAGTAAGGCGATTATTGCAATAACAACTATAACTATAATAACAGATTTCTGTTTATTAGCTTTAGCCCACGTCATTACTTTTTTTATATGGTCCATAGTTTTCTCCTATTTTTCTTTTATTGTACCCCAGTTTTTACCCTTTTTATAGTTAACTTTATTTTTAACTTCAAGAGTAATAGCATTTTCCATTGTTTCCTTTACAATTAAAGCCTCTTTATCATTTTTTATGGAAAGACACAACTCATCATGTATCTGTATCTGAGGTAAAATTCCCTTTTCATATAAATTTACCATTGCTTTTTTAGTCATGTCAGCGGCACCACCTTGAATTAGTCTATTTAAAGCCTTGTACGTAAAGGCGGATTTATAATAATTATCAAAGTTTTTCATATAATCATCAGCAATATGATCTTTAAATTTATCTAATAATTCAGATTTAAATTCTTTTTCTGCATTTCCTTTTGTTAATATTGGAACTGGCTCATATCTATTAATTGTATTATTCCATTCTCGATTTCGTGTTTCCCATTTGTTAAATCGACAGAACCTGTCTTCCAGTGTAAATAGTAATTTATGTTCTTCTGCAAACTCAATTAAATCTTGGGATAGTTGTTTTACAAAAGGTACCGTGGCATGATAGGTAGCAAATAATTTATCTGCTTGTTCTCTCGTAAGGTCTAATTCTTTTTGTAATTTTATTTTTCCCATACCATAGAAGAGACCTAGGTTAATAGTCTTGGCCGTGATCCGTGGTATTTCAGCCATGTCTGCCACAGTCTGGTGAAAATCTACATCGGATTCTCTGTAAGCTTCTTCAATTTTCTCTAAACTTTCTATTAAATTAAGAGGCAATGGATCGTCAGGATCTACTTCTCTTTCTAAATATATTTTTAAAGCGTAATGAACCACTATTCGTGGTTCCTGTTGGCTGTAATCAAATGATCCCCATATACACCCATCATCAGGAATAAATAATTCCCTCATCTTTTTACCAATAAAACCTTTTGAGGGAATCTGTTGTAAGTTAGGATTAGACATAGAAAATCTTCCAGTAACCGTCCCACCTTGGTCCGATCTAATCTGGTTTATATCTGCATGTATTCTACCTTTATGTACAAAGTCTAATAAACCTTCAATAAAAGTATTTTCTGTTTTATCAAAATTTCTTGCTTTAACAATTAATCTTAAAAAATGATTCTCATGGGTAGATAGGTAATCTTTAGGAAGCTTCGGTGTTGTAGATTCAATTGTTTCTGTTTTAACTTTACCAGTTTCTTTATCGATAATAGGTTTACCTTTTTTATCTTTAATTTCTTTTTCTCTATCTTTTGTTGTTTCGTAGTTAGTTATTTTTTGATGATCAAGTAATTTTTTAATAGAAGATGCCGCCCAGATTTCTATCTTAACTCCTGTTCTTCTTTCAATATAATCAATAATGTTATTTTTGGTTTTATTTAAACGTTTACCAAACGCTTTAGCTTTTTGGACATCTATTTTAACGCCTTTAAACTTCATGTCAACTAGGCACGGAAACAATTTAGTTTCTAATTCAAAAATCTTCCTACATGTTTTTTCTTTTTTTGTTTTGGGATCTGTGTATAATACTTTGTCTAATTTTTTTTCAAATAACTCCCACAACTTCAACGTTAAGTTAACATCTTGTTCTGCATAATCTTTTACTAAATGATGAGGAAGTTTGTGCATATTAGTCATAGGATCTTTTATTGTTCCATTAGACCAGTCTAAAACTTTAGCTGCCAAATCGTATTTGTATTTTGTTTCGTTTAGATAATCTTTACTAAGTGAATCCAAAGAATATTTCATTCGTGTTTCATCAATTACAGAAGCTGCTATCATTGTATCTAGCAACTGTCCTTGTAACTTATCTCCAGTAGCTGCTCTGATCCAACATACGTCGTATATTGCATTGTGAAATACCTTGCGTAAATCCTTGTTTTTAAACACTTTTTCGTTCAAATAATCCCATGTTTCTTTGGTGTTTAAATTAGCTGTCATGTGATGAGCAATAGGAAAATATAAAGTTTGCTTCTTTGTCGCAATTGCTATGCCACACACAAAACCATCTTCTCTAATCGCTCCTAACCCTTTTGTTTTTAAATTAGGATCGTATGTTTCTAAATCAATAGCTACTGTGTCTATGCCTGTTAAATCTAGATCAGTTAGTTGTGGAACTTCACACATTATTTTTTAATTATCCCTCATGAGTTTGATTTACGTTCTTCTGTTTGTCTTACTGCTTCCTGATAAGATTCTTCTAATTCTTCTTTCTCTTTTTCGGCTTCTTCTAAGAAATCTTTTTTCTTTGGATAATCACGATCAATTGCCATCTGACAATAATGAATTGCTTTTTCCAAATCTTGCTTTTGTCCTTTCTGCTTGTGTCTGCACAAATATTTTATAGCGTTTCCTTCTGCGAAAGGCAAATTATTTTTATTAATAAACTCTGAAGGTTGGATTTCCATCGATTGATAGTGGTCACCACCAATCTGTTTTTTATATACATCGCTCATATTATAAAATATAAATATAGTTTGATGCCAAAATAAAATGTCATCATTGATAATAAAATCTCTTCGCTTGTTAAGTCCATCATATTGATCGTACTCCTAACTTTCTATTTGTTGTTGATGCTAATTCCCAGTAATCAAAAACTCCTCTACTATAAGCTGTATACTCTAATCTCAACTGTGTATGAAAGTCTTCGGCTCTAGTCATGGTATGGTCCACGATGACATTATCAAAGGTTAAACCTTTTACCTGATGAATATTTCCATAAAAAATTTGATTCGGTTTATCGTTATTAAATCCGTTAGCTAAAACTCTTTTTATATATTGTAATTTTTCTTTACCTCCTACAATGTCACTAGGCACACGAATTAAATCAAAGTCCGTATGTTGTTTACAATCGGGTTTTAGTAATTCTAAATTAATTAATTCATCCACTGTATAATCTCTTTCGATCCAACCTTTAAAATCATACTCACCTTTACCGCGAACTATAACTGTACCCCCAATGTACTCCCAAAATGCTTTAACCTGATTAAGGTGCATTGGTTTTCCTTGCACAAAATCTGGCCATACATAATGAGAGTTTATTTCTTTTTTAGATGCGTGAGGAGAGCAACCAACCATAGAATATTCTAAACCCCTGCTTGATAAAAATTTTATAACACGAGTATCCCCCGGGTTTCCTCTGTACGTAAACAAAAATGTTTGAGTAGTATTTTTTATTTTATTTAATAAGATATCTAAATGAGTAGAGCCTCTTTCTAAATAAGGTAAGTAATAATCCATTCCTTTAATTGTTTCTCCTATGTGTCCCACGCCATGTTCCTTTCGGTACTTAGCTGGTGTCCATATTCTATGGGAATTCCATTTGTCCCATATAGGCATAATAACTTTTTTACATTTTGTGTTTATAGCTTCACTGCATCTTAATCCATCTTCCAATTCATAATAAGGATTAGAAGCAAGTTTATGAAAGTAATTTGGATTGGATCCTGCGTATTCAAACAATGTTTGATCTGCGTCTCCAACTAAATAAAAATGTCCATCTTTTACATTGGTAGCCATTTTTTCAATAGCTTTTGTTTGAGGTACATTACTGTCTTGGCATTCATCTATAATTACCACATCTATATCTGGAGCTTTAAGATCTGGATTAAGAAATCTTTCTATCATATCTGTATAATCTTCTCTGCTATGAAGTTTTTTATAGTCTTCATAAATTTTAAATAATTCTTTCATTATTTCTAAACCATAAAGTTTGTAATCGTCCTGATCGCATTTTCTCCAATATTC